AGCTAGCTTTGCCGAAGTAATTGCATTAGCTGCTATCTTAGCTGTAGTTACATTAGAGTCAGCTATCTTAGCTGTAGTTACATTAGAGTCAGCAATCTTAGCTGTAGTTACGTTATTATTAGCTATTGTAGCTGCGCTAACAGAACCATCTACAAGTTTTGCAGAAGTAACCGAATTAGCAGCAAGTTTAGCAGTAGTTACTGCATCGTTTGCAATCTTAGCTGTAGTAACTCCAGAGTCAGCTAAATCATTTGTACCAATAGTACCTGCTGCTAACTTAGCACCAGTCACTGAATTATCTGCTAAGTGAACTGTATCTATAGACCCATCAACATAGTGTTCTGAATCAATAGAGTTGTCTGCTATCTTAGCATTAGTTACAGCATCAGCTGCTATCTTAGCTGTAGTGATAGCAGAATCTTCTACATCATAAGACTGTATTAAATGATCGTCTTCTTCTAAAGCTCTTAAAGCTTGTGTTTGGTTATCATTTAGATCACCTGCTTTAATAGAAGAACCTGCTGAGTAAGTAGCTCTAGCACTAGATACAGTTGTGTCTCTTACAATACGGACTACAACACCATTAGGTACGTTACCACTAGTCCAAGTTACTGTACCACCATTAGCTGTATAACTTGTTATATTATAATGTGTAGTTGCTGTTTTTAATACGTTATCAACGTATACTTTGATTTCATCAGAAGAGAAGGTTGGAATAGAAAAAGCTTCAGAAGCACCCCCACTTGCTGTATATTGTTTAAAACTTGCCATTGTTTATTTATAAGGTAAATTCAAGATGGGTTGGATGTTATTTGTTTCTCTTTGTTTGAGGATTCTAGTTCTCTTTTTATTCTTAGCTTCACGTTCTAGCTTTTCTATACGAGGATCATTCATTATCTTAGCCCAACCTCTATCTCTAGCTTCTTGGACTATGAAATCTATCATTCTTACATGATAGTAATCTTCAGGTTGATAGTCACCACGTTTACCAGAAGCTATATCTTTTTGCATTATTTGCAGAGATTCTATAATCTTAGGATCTTCTGCTAATCTAGTAAGTTTTACTTCTAAATTAGTTTCACCTATAGCTCTTGCAAACATAGATCTTATTCTAGGACTATCAGATAAATCTGTACCAGTTGGTGAGAAATAAGTAGCTATACTACTATCATATCCTGAATCAAACCATAGCCTTCTACCAGGACTTTCCTCAAGGTTGAATGCTATTGGACTAAACATATTCCATGCTCTAGTCATAAAATCATAGTCTCTAATTGGTTTACCATTTAATAAGTCGTATTTAGTAGGTAAATCATCTCCAGGTAAATATTCTGATACTAAGTTTCTATTACGTAAAGCATCACCTATACCAGAACTTAGTTCTTTCATATGTGGATTCAATAGCTTACCTAATTCATTTCTTAATCCAGCCATAGGTACTTGGTTATTCAATAGACCTGCCATTATTCTGGCTTGTTGTCCAGGTTTACCAGCTACCATATCCACTAACTGAGTCATACCAGCAAAATAAGATTTACTTGTAATAGATTGAGCTACTACTAAGGATACTTTTTGTAGTTGATCTTCTGTCCACTCATCACCCATCAATAAACTATAATCTCCTATATCAGATATAGTAGAAAATATCATATTAAATGGTTCAATAGAATCATAACCAATTGTTACTTCTCCTACTTTCCAAGTTCTAGGTTTATAACCAGCATCTATCCATGCTTGTCTTTTCTGTCTATCAACAGGACCATTACCTGTTAGGTTTCCAGACATCCAAGCATGTGATGTCATCATAACTATAGAACTACCCATAGCTAATCTACCAGTCTGTAATGCCTTAGCATTAGCTAGTTCTTCAGCTGAGTTAATACCATATTGGATAACATTCTCTAGATTGTCTGGTGTAGCAAATGCTATATCATTGAATTCTTTAACTAAGAAGTTGAATCCAGGTGTATGTTTAGCAGTTAATGCTAGACCATTAACACCAGTTCTAGCAAATAGGAAGAAAGGTTTAGCCCAAGGATGAGCAGTAAATACATCATTCAATCCTTTAGAGAATCCAGTTAAATCTTGTGTTAAGGTTACTTCTTTACTAGCAAACTTAGCTGCAGCATCTGTTAGATTACCATCTCCATCAAAAATTTGACCATAGAAATCTTGCTCATATGCTTGCATTAATTCTTTGGTTATGACAGGTGTTTTATAGCCAGCAGACTGAAGATCCATAACATTACGCATAGCCTTCTCTCTAGCTTTAGCTCTACCAATAATGAATTTAAAAGCATCGTCAATAGCAGCCATTATCTTTGTAGAGTAAGTAAGGAAACTATTGTTATTCCATGATCTAGCCATATTAGCCATAGCAAACATAGCTCTATCACCAGCAGTAGCTCTACCACTATCTTCAGCCCAGCGTCTTAATATCTCCCAGTTATCATCTCCTCTTGTAAATTCATAGTATCTTGATTTAATACTAGATATATCACCACTCCAATATGAATCTAATTTATTTCTAAATAAAGTAAATGATTCTGGAATAGCTTCCATCATAGCATTTAAAGAGGATATACCAGCTCTTGCTGTATTCCAATCTCCTCTTAATGTAGCTCCTAAAGCTGTATTTAGAGGTCTTAAGAAGGTAGCTGTACTTGTACCTATAGCAGCCCTCATTGGTGTCTTAGGGCCACTGAGTATACTATTTGTCATTACACCTTCTAATTCTCTTATCAAGGCTCCTGTACGATCTGGTCCCTTAGGATCAATCTTACCACCTTTGATCATCTTTCTTGCCCATGCGTCAAAATCATCTAGATTATTGACAGTCTTCATAGATGAGAATGTCTCGAACAAAGCATTCATTAAACCTTCTGGAGCATCATCTTTAGCGATCTTTAGGATCATCATAATTGAATCCTTTGTATCAGCCATTTCTTGAGTCAACGTAGATTCTAAGAAGTCTCTTTGCTTACCTGCACCTATCTCTCTGAAGTTCTGTGATTTTATAATCCTAGCTTTCTTAACTTCTGTTAGGGCTGTAAGAAGTGTATCTACAACTTGAGCTGCAGGTCCATCTATATCACCAAGATCTACTATGTCTGCTAGTTCTCTACCAGCAATCCCTGTATCTCTTATTTGATGTAGTAATGTACCTACAATTAAATCTGTAGTTACTATATTCTTACTTGTAAATGTTTCTATTGTATCTACTACTTCACCAGCTGCATTAGTTACATCGTAGCTATCTTTAGCTTTATACATTTCTTCAAGATATTCTTTAGCTGACATCTCTGCAGCATTTCTACCTTGAGTAATACGCTGGTGAGCCATGATGCTATCACCAAATACTTCTACTAATGTTTTTCTACCAGCTCTGACAGCATCTATGACAGCTCTGAATTTATCAGCACTGTATAGCTTACGTAGGATACTTTCAGCCGTAGCTTCACTAATATCTCCTTCTCTAGCTATACGTTCACGTTGAACTGGAGTAGTAACTGAACCCGTAGATCCATCCTCTGCTCCCCATTCCTTACGTATTCTTTGCTGTGTTTCCCATGCTTCATGTGGATGTTGTTCTGAAATATGTGCTCCTTGATGTGAGTCAGCAACAGGTCTATTTTTATCTGCTCTAAATTCAGCTTCACCCCTTCTTAATTGAGCTAGTCCGTTTTCAGTTGTCTGTCTTTTAATACTTTCGTTTCTAAGTTCAACTTGAGACAAACCTTTTGGTCCTCTCTTCAAGAACATAGTAGCCCCATCAAAAACGAGACCAATTCCCATACCTTCGACAATGTTCTTAAACTTCATCCATACAGGATGATCTGTGTCTTTTGTAGTGATAGGTGTATCTATAAAACCATACTGTTTTCTTAAGGCTCCTAGAGCATTGTGTCCGTCTGATTCCTTAGAGATCAGGTCTGATACGGCACCAACACCAGCAGCTCTTACGAGGCTATTGGCAGCAATTCCAGTTCCAGCTAATGCTGTTCTACCTAGCGTTACCTTAGCAGTAGGTATGATAGCAGCCGCCATTGAACCGAAGTGTACTACACCTCTAGCTAATTTACCCCACCATGTTCTTGTTTCTATTGGATTATCATAGTCTACAAAGGGATCCCATTCAGGTCTATAAAAACCTTTCTCTTTCTTTTCCCTTTGCATTTCTCCAGAGAGTGCATCAACTGTACGCTCTGGAAAAGTAGCTAAAGAGGAGGCAGTATCTTGTAAGCCTCCTGATAGGATTGATTGTCCTTCTTTTGCTAATGCTTTGAATCCCCACTCTTCTGCATTTCTAGGGTCATCAAGTTCACTTTTTACTTGACCCTCTTCTGCAATATCAGCTGCTACTGCAGCATCTCTAGCTTGTTTCTTTTGTTCTATTGATTCGATATACTCATTTGAAGCATCAGCAGCTTCTCCTATAGCTTCGGTATCAATTAGATTAGGATCTATTGGCATTTGATTATTGTGTTAATTCTCTAATGAATTCTTTGGCTACTTCGGGGGATAAGTTATTCAGATCTAACCAAGGCTTACCTTTAACTAGATCGCCAGCAAGTTCATTAAATTTATCATGTAAGTCTTTATCAATATTTACTAGTCTTCTATAGTCAGTTACTATTCCAGTATTTCTTTGAGCTTTCTGAGCTTTATGTCTTAATGCAGCTAGGTATAAGAAATCTTGACCATCTTCATCAAAGATCATATCCATTGGTACTCCATTAGTTTGAAGTATATCTATTAGATCATAAGATGGAATTTCATATATACCAAAACCAGTATAGTCACTAGCTATTAGATTTACAACATCACCCATCGTAATGGATTCCATTGGTTTCTGAGTAACTTCTTCTAAACTAACATAGTTACCATCTTTATCTGAGACAGAAAGATAACCTCCATTAGCAATAGCTGCTGGACTCTTAGATGATTCTAACATCCACTCATAGTCTTCATTTAGATTATATACTCTTATAGTTTTAGCAGCTGTTGGATTAACTAGTAACCTTTCACCTGGCTTACCTTCTTCTGGGAATACTACTTGACCTTCTTTAATTCTACCTAAACCTTCTAATCTAGTTCTTATTACTTTAGGTACAGTTGTACCGAGTTTAGCAGCCATACTCTTATAATAGTTTGGTGCAGTACCTCCTCTACCATTCATGTAATCATCTAAAAACTTAGCTCCTAATTCAATATAAGGTTCTTCACCTTCAAGTGGTTTGGATTGATTTAAAATATTAGGATTCTTAGCTACAGCAGCTACTGCTTTATTAACTGTTTTTACAGCATCTAAATCAGCAACTGAAGTTCTCTTTGTACCTGCTTCTGGATCAGTTAATAAATCTTTAACTTGTTCCATAGCTTCAGTATGAGCTTGACCATTTGTTACATTTATATCAGCAGATTTCTGACCATAGTAAGCTTGATTATATATTGATTCTGCTTTTTCCATCATGATAGTAGCTTTAGGATTTCCTTGTACTTCATCTACATCCATCTTAAGTGTAAATGCTACTCTAGATTTAATTGCTCTATCCCTATAAGTAAATGAACCTGGACCTCTCTTTACAGAACCTACTGCTAAAGGTGCTTCTATTTCTTTTAAGTATTGATCATGTGCTGGAGTTCCTACTGTTAAACCTTTTATATCATTTTTAGTTAAAGGTCTTGTTAGTTTTATACGTTCAAGTCTTTCTATTTGATCAGCTTCTGGTTCTCTAACATTATATAGTAAGTTATTTAAAGCAGTAGGTCTATTTTCATCAGAAGTACCCCATGTTGTATCATATGCTGCAATTCTAGCTTTACACTGATCGAATGAATTTGATCCACAGAATTCTGCTATTTCTTTCTGATCAGAATTTTGTGCAACTTCTCTTTCAGATTTTCTAGTTTTCTTTTCAGCTTCTTGGTATTCCTTTACAGCAGCTACTAATTTACCATATCTCTTTTTCCAGTGATGTTTAAATTTTACAGTAGATCCTTCAGGATGTCCAAATGCTCTAAATTCATAATTACCTAACTTTTCAAGTACGGAAACTGGATCTTCAACCATACCATCTCTAAAAATATCTTGTAGTTTTTCTGTGTATCTATCCAGTACTAAACCATGATTCTTATTACCTTTAGGATTTAAAAATTCTGGATGACCAGCATGAGTAATTACTTGAGTCATGAAAGTGCCACCTGGATCTTTCTCCAAGTTTGCAGCAAACTCTTCGTTATTACGCTTAGTTATTGTTTCTAAACTAGCAGCAGCGTAATCTTCTAATACTGTTTTCTTCCAAGCATCTTGATCTAATAAAACATCTTTTAAGAAGTCTTTTTTATATTTACCAAATCTTCCTCTAGCTACATCTTTATGTAAATATGTATACCAAGCTATATTACGTAGTCTTATTTCAAATTTCTCTTCTGGAAGTGTAGCTTCATTAAGACTTTTATATATAGGTTGACCATCAGCAGTATATCCAAATGATTCTAAGTGGTGTTTGATACCTTCATCAGATACTTTCAACCATCCTGGTATACCCTCTTTTAATTTTTTAATATCTGTATCTAATTCAACCTGTCTTAAAAATATACTATTTGGACCTTCAATAAGTTTATTGGCTAGTTGTATATCACCACCAGAAGCTAACTGTCTGTAACCTTCTGTATTAGTATGTACTCTACTAGCAGCTAATTCAGCTTCATTATCTAGTTCTTTTTTAATATCAGGGTCATTACTTCCTATATTTTGTAAAGCTTTAATATAAGCATCAGGATCATCTCCTGCTATTGGTTTAATAAGTGCATGTTGTTCATTTAACTGAGCACTAAAATTATTAATATCTTCCCATTCATCTTGCCACGTCTCAAACTCATCCTTAAACTCTTTACCCTGCTTCAGTACTTGAAGTAAGTTTTCAGCAGGACTTTTTTGTTTATGGATATGTTTGTAGATTTCGATCATCTGGTTATAGTGTTCATCCCAGCTGTTCGATATTGCTGTTATATTATCATTAACAGCTTTAGCCATATCTGGTTCAGTGTCCAGATAGTTTGTCTTACTAATATCTGGAGGAGCATCAGCGGCTCTTCCTAACGCACTGAAATAGGAATCTGTCATGATACTTTCTCCATGTCTACATCAATTTTATCATAGTAAATACCAAGCATACCGTTAGGTAGAATGTCTACAGCCATTGGATCTCTCTTCATTACATCTTGTGCAATAGCTCCTCTATAACGAGAGTGCTTATTAGTCTTATAGTTCCATTCATAGATAGTATGTCCATCAGGAGACTTACCAACTTCTTCTATGTTTTCTTTCAATCTTCTATCAGAACCCATAGCTATAGCTAAAGAAGCCATTTGAAGACCCATACTTACAGAGTTAAAGAACTGACCTTGAGTATCTCTAGGAGGCATCATAACTGGAGCACCATATTCAGGACGTACACCTAGTTTCTGTCTATTCTTAGCAACGTAGTTTTGGTGTTGTCTAATAATACCTTGTTGTTGTATATCCATATTCCTACCAAATGTATTATTGATAGTACTTTCTATTCTACTTTGTTGATTTAATATTTCTTGATACTTACTGGTCATGTATTTAGAACTTCTAGACGTACCAGTTTTTTGATCATACTTAGATAGTTTAGCTCTAGTTCTATAGAGTTTCTCATTAGCTTGTCTACCTTTACCTAAAGCCCATAAAGCTCTAGTATAGGCATCACTTCTAGCTCTAGTTAAACCTCTAGTTAAGGTATTAGAACGTTGTTTAGCAGATACTTCTCTGTTCCAATATTTTAAAGAAGCAGAGCGATATTGCTGATCTTTTTTTTTCTTTTCTTGTTTAGCTTGGTATCTTATACCAGCATTAGGATCGGGAGCACACACGGCAAAATTCTATAAAGGGTAATTGTTTGGGTCCGTGAAAAATTTCTCGTAAAAATTTAAAGCCCAAAAACTTGAGTAGTTTTAAATGAACAGTATTACGTTTATCAACGATGTTCCATAATAGCGGTTCAGATCTACTCTCAATGAATCGCTTTGCTTCCCTTGCGAAGGTAATAGGGTAGTCATGTATTGCAGGTGTGCATAACATCCAAACTTCACCATTAGGACCAACTCCAGCCATACCAGCAGTCTTGCCGTTAGGCACCTCAAACCATACACAGGAGCACCTGTGAACAGCCAAAGTGAGTTCTTCCATAGGATCTAGCCCATGACCTTCTTCGACCTCTCTACGGTCTTCTGGAAGTAAATTAGAGGCTACAGTAATTGCAGCCTCAATTGTTGCAGGGTGAATATATTTAGACACGTCTATAGTGCATAGGGGACCAGTCACCTTCCCAAGACATAGCTCTTAAGGTAGCAGGTGCCGGATGGGAGGATTTTAGTGTTACGTTTACATT